TACCTCCGAAGCTGGGAAAGACAGTCCCAGTTCATACTTTGTGCCCAAGGGCATACTGTATGATTTTATCAAAAAAAGCCGGAACTGTCACGAACTATGTATAAGAACTATGGTATAAAGAATTTGTGTTTACAAATAGTTATCATCGCTTTTCAATAGTTGAGTTTTTACTTATTTTTCTTTAAAATCATTTTCGTTAATTGCTATCATTTTTTTAAATCGTATTCATCATCGTATTCATTTTCATACTCTTATTTGCCCGTATAGTTGAGGAAGTCTCAGTTTATTTCTAATAGTTTACAAAAGGATCAGTGAGTAATTTCACTGTTTTTATTTTTAACAAAACACCGTTTTTGACAATAATTAAAAAATAAAACAGATCTATTATTAACAAAATGGCATTTTTGACAATAATACCCTGCCATTCCCTCTCTCTATTCTTCATGTAAACGCTTTTTTGAACAATAGGATTGTGATTTCTGTTTCTAATCGTTCAAAATGCGTGTTTTTGCAAAATAGAAATACAAGCTCTAATTTTGTTAACCTCAACAAAATTGGCAACCAAGCGCTTTGTAAAGCTATTTGTTGATGTCAACAAGTCACTTCTAGACAAACAAAAAAACCGCAAGCCTGAGCCTACGGTGAAAGAACTATTCTTTGTCTTTGTTTTTGTTTTGATTATTCCCTGTAAACAAACCAATTAGCCCTAATGCAGTAGTTCCAGTTAAAACACTACCTGCAACTTGTTTATCTGTCGCTATTAAGTAAATTCCACCGATAATAACAACGAGGGCGATTAAAAAGCCGAATAACTGTCCCAATTTATGAGAAGAGATATTCCCTGATAAGTATTTATCTTCCATCTCTCTACGATGTTGGCTTTCTGCAATACCATTATCAATAATCTTTTGTGCAGCATCAGGATATAGCTCTTGATACCCTTTGAGGATATCTGGATGTGGTAGATCACCTTGATAGATTTCCAACTTCTGCAGAACTACTTGACGCTGTTCATGTGGTAAGCGCTCGACTTCATCAACAATATTATTGACTTCAATCAATTCTTTATTCTCGGTATCCAAATTTCATTACCTCTTTCTGAATGCCCATCGTTGATTTCTTGTAATCACTTTTGACTTTCTTCCAGTCTGGGACTGTATCAGCTTTTACTTTTGAAATGCTCTGGTTAAAGCTAAAAACAGGCAATACAATTGCTGTCATACCAAGTAAAAAAGACTTAAAGTATTGAGGTTGTTTTGTATTTTTTAACATACCAAATTCCTCCTACTCGCTCCATAATATTTTTTTTGAATTAACTTGATTATGACATCTTTCTTTAAAAAAGTCAATGTTTCTTACTCTTTTTAACGAAAAAAATCCCCACAAGAACGAGTCCTGTGGGGTAGAAAGAACAATTTAGAAAGTTTCCTTTCATTTTATTTTTTAAAATTATTTAGTCGTAATCAAGCCGTCTGGCTCTACTGTGAACTCTGGCTTATCTGCCATTGTTCCGTCTGCCTTGATGTAGTACCATCCTTGACCTGCTCTGACGAATTCATTAGATACCATATTTCCGTCCTTACTATCTAGATAGTACCATGTGTCCTTATACTTGACCCAACCTGTCTTCATGGCACCTTCTACGTCGAAATAGTACCACTTCTCAGCGATTTTCTTCCAGCCTGTGGCCATTTCGCCAGATTGGTCAAAGTAGTACCAGTTGCCGTCCGAGTGCTTTTTCCAACGGTCTGCAAGCATGTAGCCTGACTCGTCAAAGTAGTACCAGGTGCCGTCAATCTTTTCAAACTTGTCTTTTGGATAAGAGCCGTCTGAGTGTACATACCAATAGCCTGTATCATTCTTCTGCCAGCCTGTTTCAACTTCTTCAGGCGGTACGATATACCCAACGATTTCACTTACAGAGCGCTCATTGTAGCGACACGGGCCACCTACTTCTAAGTAGTCCCAGTTGCCATCGATGTTCTGCTCAATCGTCTTGATAGTCTCCCCGTCTGAGTCCTCATAGACAAGGCCTGTATGGCCATAATTGACACCATCGCCAGCTACATAGGATTTCACGAAGAACCAACCAGCCTTTGGATAATCAGCGTCATACACGACTTTCAGGCCTTGAGAACGTGCTGACTCAAGCAAGTCATAGGCATTCCCCCATAACGTCACACCATACCAATGACGAAGTCCGTAACAAGGCACGTCAGCACACTGAAAGCCATAGGCTCCATCATTATCCACTCCATCGCCAGAATTGGCCTTGTCAATGAAGAATTGAATCATTTCTTGTTTTTTAGACATACTTACTCCTCACTTGGTTTCTTGTATTCTAGAGCTCGTGTACTGTCTGTGATTCCGCTTGTGGTTGGGTCGTTGACCAGACCGATAGCAGTCAAGAACACAAATACCGCATTGACAAGCAAAATCAGCTTGTTGCCGATATCACCCAAATCCAGATGATATCCAAAGACTGCTGCACCAGCTTGCAAGACAAGCAAGAAGGCTGGGATAGCAGTCAGCCAAAAGAATTTATTTTGTAATCGTAGTTTCCAGTTAATCATATGTTTTTCCTTTCTATTCTCCGTAAAATCGAACATCAGCTTGGCCTATATAATCCCTTAACTCCCGAATCGCTATATAAATGCTTGTACCATTATATAAGCTTATGTCACTTTCAGGCGTTGGTATCAATTTACTGTCATTTACACTTACATATCTTATATCACTTACATTTACTTTGTTATTTCTCAAAGGAATAACATATCCGCCCCAATATTGGGAAATTGATGTATTTTTTAATTCAAGAAGAAGTGGATGATTATTCCACACCAACCTATCACCAATATAACGCTTGACAATCTCCTGATTGCCTAACATGATCCTTACTCTATCTTTCATAGCTTCACCTACTTAAAAATATCGTAAATCGTGTTAGGGTCTTTGGTTGAAAGGGCATCGTACTGCGCTTGCGTTCCTGCCCAATACTTGAGGGCTTGTTGTCCTTGTTGGTTGATGATGTTCTGGCCAGGCACGCCGTCCGCTCCTCTGGTGCCATCGTTTATGTTATCTAAATGAGCAAACCCAGAGGCCTTAAGACCTCTGTAGCTCACTTCAATCCGAACCTCGAACCAACCACCAGAGCGCTGTGTAGCACTCCATGTTCCAAATTTTCCAGCTGAATCAGGAGTCTGATTTCTCAATACCCCCCAGTTATTATTACCAAAACCACGGTAGTAATAATCAAGAGTATAACCACTCGTGACTGCTTCGCCATCGTAAAATACATCTGCGAACAGGTTCAACTGACTAGTCGCACCGTTTCGATAGCTTCCTTCGATACGGACATTGACACTTAAACTATGGCCGTTCTCACCTTTCAAGCTATTTCGTTGAGTCGGTGTCAGCGTATCGAATGATGGACGGTTTTCTAAGGCATTCAGACGCGCCTTGATGGGAATATCATTGTATAACTCCGATTTCAAAGCGTAGCCTGACAAGGATTGATGGCTTGTCAGATAGGCTTTTTGTTCCAGCTCATTTTTCGTAACCTGTTGCTCTTTAATGCCCTTGATATCCTTACCGATTTCAGCCGCTAGACTTTCAAGGTTATTCATAGGCTTCACGCTTTCGCTGCGTTATAGGTTGCGACCAAATCAACATTGGCAATCTGATCTACACGTCCGCCAACTTCGGTAATTTTTCCTAAAAGAGCACCGTTTTCGTCTTGCCCCATGCTCGTGATTTTTTCAGCAATTTCTTTCAGTGTATCGAGGTTCTCAGGCGTTCCTTCACCTAAAATTTCAGCTTTAACTTCCGTTTTAGCTTGAGTGACTGCTTGTGAGATAGCTTGCGTCATTGCTGAAGTGCTAACCTTGGTTTTTAATTCTTCGTTAACTCGCTTGTTATCTTCTCCCAATGTACGGGCAAATTCTGTTAATTTTGTTGTATCCATTTGTTTAAACCTTTCCTAAGTTGTAATAAAAGAGCAAGTCTGGGATTTCCTGACATGCTCCACCTTCGCTTGCAGGTCTTTCTGCAAGCTGTTTTTTTACTTCTTTTTCGATGTCTAACTCCTTCAAAGTGTAGACATCTTCCGTAACCAATTCCTTGTCTGAGTCTTCAATTTCAATATAAGTGTCGCGATCGCTTGGGAAGATATAACCTCCGACCGAGATTTCTACTCGGTATTTTCCGCTTGGTAGAATACTATCTAAATTGAAATTGACAGAATGGCTAGTGACGGGAGCAGTTGTCTTCCATCTTCGTTGTCCCTTTGTTAGAGTAATAACCGCATCTTGACCCTCAAATAAGGTCATAACACGGTAATTTTCATCTAACAATTCGAATCCAAAAGTAGAAGACAAATCCCCTTGCTTAATAAGGTCGCCACCATCAATTCGAGCCAAATTGGTTGTATTCACTCTGTGGTTTTTACAACCCATTCTGAACCTCTTTCTATCTAATCATCTATTAAGATGCCTTCTTTGATATCCAATTTTTCAAAATCGCAGTATAAACGATCTATGTATCCATTACCTCCTAGAGTTTTATAGCTTTTGTGCATGCTTTCTACCAGGGAGAATTCATCTCTAGAGGTATATCCTCTGTTAATAGCCCGTCGCATATCACGGTCAAGGCGCAACTTCATGGTATTTAGATGCGCCTCATCGTGAATTTTTAATTTTTCTTGCACTT